GATTCCTTAAAAGAAGAGGATAAAGTACAGCAATTTAGATTAGAAATTAACTTAGAAAAGTCGAAGCAATTTGAATGTGGTAAAGGTGAATATATAAAGTAAGGAGCAAAAATGCCACTTAAAAAAGGCAAAAGCCGCAAAGTCATAGGTGAAAATATAGCTGAGATGGAAGCCGCAGGACATCCAAAAGATGTAAGTATTGCAGCAAGTCTTAATATGGCGCGCAAATCAGGCGCTAAAATTCCAAAGAAAAAGAAGAAAAAATGAATTGGATTAAAAAAATAATTGCTAGAAGAAAATTAAAGCGATCGTTAGAAATTGAAAGACATATTCAAATTTATAACAAAGTTGTTATTGAATTTAACGATAAACTTAATGAATACAGAAAAGAAAATCAATCTTTAGCTGGAAAAATCAGAAACCTTGAAGAACAACACGACATCATGCATAATTTTTTGGTAGAAATTAATAAGTATTTGGTGAAATTTTCAGAATCTAAAACGGATAATAAAACTAAAAAAGGAAAATCCAAATGACCTATCAACACATTAATGACAAGCCTAAAAAGCCAAAACAATATGATAACCATGAAGGCAATCTAGAAAAACAAAAAAATGAAAGGTCAAAAGAAAAGCGTGATAAGAATCAGTACAAGCCTAAAAAGGGAATTTAAATAACAATAAATGGAGATTATTGAAATGGCACATCATAAAGAACATCATGCAGAACATAAAGAGCATCATAAGCATAAAGCACACCATGAAATGCATAAACATCATAAAGAAATGCATAAACATCACATGAAAGAATTGAAACATCATGAAAAGATGATGCATCATCACGCAAAAAAAAAGTAGAACATCAAGATAAAAAAGAAGATGAAGCATTAATTCGTAAAATGGTTAAAAAAAGTGCTATTAAATGATCGACAAAAATGAATTGACGAAAATTAGAGAATCTATACGTAATGAAATTATTAATTTTATAAAGCAATCAGATTTAGATCGCAAATATGAAATTAAAAAATTGAATGAACGAATGGATTTCTTATTAAGTGAAATCCAATCCATAAAAAGATTAATTCTCGATCGTTTAATTGAAAAAGCATACAAAGAAAGTATTGCAATAATGGAAAATAAAGCAAAATTATACGATGTTCATATACAATTTAAATGTAATACTTGTGGTTTAAATTGGAATAGTAAAGAGTACCCAATGGGCCATGTCTGTACGCAATTATTATAACTATTGTATTAAAATTAAAAATTAAGTACTATTAATGTATTAACTTACGTCCCCACACGCGAACCTGGGCGAATCTTTACACGATACGTAACGGATTATGTATATCACGGTGACACCGCTAATCAGTCGATAAAGAGGATTTATGACAGAAGAATTAGAGAATGTGATTCAGGAGATTGAGCCTATTGCAGATGCTAATGAAGCGGTGGAAAGCCAACCGAAGAAAACTTTTACGAGCGATGTTGTAAAAAAAGTAGTCGAACGTGAAAAACAAAAAGCATTTGAACGTGGCAAAAGAGAGGCGCTAATGGAATTAGAGCAACAGCAACAAATACCAGCAGAACAACAGCAAATTCCACAACAACCAGCACAAAATGCAAGTTTAGGTGGAATGAAACAATTAAGTGAGGCTGATATTGAGCGAATGATTTCTGAACGTGCCCCTCAAGCATTACAACAACACGTACAAAAGCTACAACAAGACCAAATGGTTAATACATTTGCGTCTAAAATGCAAGCAGCAGAGCAGCAGTATCCTGGTTTAGAAACTGAATTGAATCAATTGAATTACAACGATCCAAGAATGCTTGCTTTTATTGCTATGGCGAATCAGTTTGAGAATACTGGCGATATGATGAAAGAAGTCTTAGATAATCCACATAAGATGGAGACTCTTTTAAATATGTCTTATTCACAACCTTACCAAGCACAAAAAGCTATGAAATCGCTTAGTGATTCAATTAAAACAAATCAGAGCGCTAAAGCTGAAGAAGCACAAGCTCGCGATCCCATGTCACAAATTAAATCCTCGACAACATCAGGTAATGCAGAGAAATCGCAACATGATATGTCGCAAGAAGATTTAAGACGACTTTTAGTTAAAAAATTCAAATAAATATCTGACATACATGTTTGCCATTTCCATTTTAATTCACATGGAGAGGAATTGTTATGGCAACAACACCGGTCAACATATTACAGAACGTGCAACTCTATATTAAATCTGAGCTCGCATGGTTAGACAACGAATACTGGGGTATTTCAAACGCTAATAAATCACTTGAAGAATTCAACGATCGCCCTGGAAACTTAGGCGACGTCATCACATTTGACGTAACACCTCGTTATATTTCCTATGATGGTTTAATGATTACTGAACAACCTTCTGTTCAACGATTACAATCATTAATTTGTTCACAGGCTAAAAACGTAAGCGCTGCCTACACTGATGAGCAATTCATATTTAATGTTGAACAATACATGGACAGATTCGGGATTTCGGCTGCAAAGGAAATTGGAGCAGGTATTGAACAAGATATCCTTAAAAATATTGTATCTGGCGTAGTGGGAAATAATCCAAATAGTCCTGAATATCAATCAGCGCAAATTAATAGCGGGCCTTTTAGATTCTATGGGGATGGTGTAACGCCCATTAATTCCTATCAACAATTAGCACAAGCTTGGGCAAATTTTACAGCTTACGGTGCTTCAGACCACATGAAACGTGGTGTTATACCAATTGATTTAGTGCCAGCAATTGTAGGTACTGGTTTAAATCAATTTGCAACCGAACGGAACAATGAAATAGCAAAAGCTTGGGAATTAGGGTCCTATGCAGGTCTTAATGTGAAATGGGGTGTATCAAACTTATTGCCAATTCATGTTTCAGGATTTGTGCAAAATGCGGCAGCACCTAATAATGTATGGACTGTCGTATCTGTGGGTGACCCAACAGGCAATAACGTAGTGACTATCACAGCATCTGAACCTACTGGTTCAACAGCCGCAAATGCCGTATTAGCTGGTGATTTGTTTGAATTTAATGATGGTGTTTCAGGATTTCCTAATCTTAGATTCTTAACATGGATAGGACATATCCCAACCAGACTACCAGTGCAATTTAGAGCCATTGCAAATGCTTCAACTGTAGCAGGTGTTGCAACAATACAAATTCAAACAGTAAACAACTCCATTGGACTTGTATGGGCACAAAATGAAAACCAAAACATCAATAATACAATTCAAGCCGGTATGCAATTTACTGGGTTGCCTACTCACCAAGCCGGATGGATGGATGCAGGTAATAGTTTCTATTTAGCAATGCCAAGATTACCTAATCAGTCACCTTTCGAAACTGTTTATTTCAAAGATAAAGAATCAGGTGCGGCATTAAGACATTACTGGGGTGTTCAATTCGGTAAAGATAATCGCAGTTACGTCAGGGACTGCGTATGGGGGTCCACACTGGTGAGTGAGGATTCAATGCGCTTAATTTTCCCGCTTTAAATAAATTGTTTCAATAATCGCGCTCGAAAGGGCGCTTTTTTAAAGGAATAAATATCATGTCAGAAACATACGATACTCAAAATTACATCCAATACGGTCAATACCAACCTTATTATATTAATGGTTTTGGTATTTTTAATGATGCAACAACACCTAATACTTTACTGGACATTGGACCTGGAAGTTGTCTTGATTCTACCGGCAGTTATCAATTAAGCAATAATGCAACCATAGTGATTAATTCCGCTGTAAATGGTTTAAACGGTTTAGACACAGGTGCTATTGCAGCAAGTAAAGTATATGCAGTTTATTTAGTGTGGGATCCAGTCACATTACAAACTACAGGGGCGATGATTTCTTTAAATTATACAACGCCTTTAATGCCATTTGGTTATAGCGCGTTTTTATTAATAGGTTATGTGACTACTGATTCCAGTAAAAACTTTTTAAAAGGCTATTGGAGTGCCGGAAATACTGCAATGCGTACATTTACATACGATACATTTCAAGCAACAGCTGTTACTGCTGGACATGCAACTTCATACACTAATGTGAATTTAATTACTTTAGTACCTAATGTGGCTAACACGCCTGTACAACTTTATACAAGTTATGTAGGTGCTACAGCAGGAAACACATTAAGTTTGCAAGCAGGTAATGCAACAGGTGCTCAAGCGATTATTACATGTCAAGTTGCCACAGTTCATGTGACTACTATATCAACTATATTGGCACAGCCTGTATCTATAACTAGTGTGATTTCACCAGTAATTAATTACGAACAAACTAATAGCTCTGATTCAGTGGCTATTGATGTAGCTGGCTATCAATGGTTTGTCTAATTTAAACCAAGGAGGGAGATATGGCTTATCCTGCTAGTGAATTAATCACGCGAGCCTATTTCCTTTCTCAGGTTTTAGCACGTGATTTGCAGACTTTATCAGGTTCTGAGATGGATGACGGTTTGTATCTATTAAATGCGCTTTTAGACGTAAAGTTTAGTGATTTGCAATTGATTCCTTATTATAGTTTTTATACTTTTAATACAGTTCAAGGTACTGAACAATATTTTATCCCCAATTTAGCTGAAGCAGATACGACTACATTTAATATTGGTGATGTACGTTTTTCTATGAGTGACCTTACTCGTAAAGAATATTTTAGCACCCCAAGAATTGATAACTTGCAGGCTTTGCCATTTAGTTACCGATATGAGCGTGTTTTGGGCGGCTGTAATTTATTTCTCTATTTTGTCCCTAACCAGGCATATACCATTAAAATTTGGGGTAAATTTGCCTTAAGTGATGTGACTTTAGAACAAGATTTATCCCTTACGTATGATTTGTTTTATATCGAATATTTACGTTTTGCACTTGCTCAGTATGTTTGTTGTGAGTACGGCCAGACATTCCCAGATATGTGTGAGATGAAGTTAAAACAGATTGTTAAAAAGCTTAAGTCAGTGAGCCCTGCTGATTTATCTATAACCAAAAGAAGCTTTTTCACTACAAATAGTACATTTGATTGGCAATGGGTGAATTTAAGTTCCGGATGGTATCCCTTCTGAATTTGTATTTGCAACCAATCGAAATTATGTTATAATGATTTTGATTTTAACATAATAATGAGGTTATAAATGATAAAAGGTAAATGTAGAAAACATGGAGAATTAATTGAAGGGATTACTGGATTTAAATATGCATCAAAAACAACCGAAATAGGCTACAGATT